GGAGATAGGAAGTTTAGTTCGTGTTATTATAGGAATGATTGTTGTTTTAATGCTTATTTTAATTGGACTCTAATCAATTTCTGAATGACTTGTATGTTGAACATAAACACTGGATTAAGGTTGTTAAATCGTTTGGCGAGTATTATTTAGCTGAAGATATAGTTCAAGAAATGTATTTAAAGTTAGCAAAACACGAAAACAAAGAAAGGTTTTACCGAAACGGAACTATTTACAAGGGGTTTATTTGGATTGTTTTACGAAATATGTACTACGACTTTGAAAAATCTAAACAAAGGCTTCAAAAAGTCGATATAACGGAAGCAATACAATTAGTTGATGAAAGTAGTCCATACGAAAAGACGGAAGCTCAAAAGCAATTAGAAGTAAAAATAAACGAAACAGTAAACAGTTGGCATTGGTACGACAAACTATTATATGAACTTTACCGAGATACAGGAATGAGTACACGCCAAATACAAAAATGCACGGGTATTAGTTTCAAATCAGTATGGCAGACATTAAAGTATTGTAAGGATAGTTTAAAAATAGAAGTAGGCGAACATTACGAGGACTACAAAAACGAGGATTACGAATTAATAAAATAAAACATGGCAAGAAAAAGACGAACAAAAGCTGAAATATTAGCAGCTGAAAGTAAAGGGTTAGGAGACACCGTTGAAAAGGTACTCGAAGTAACTGGAGTAGCAAAAGTAGCTAAATGGTTATTAGGAGAAGATTGCAACTGCGATGAACGCAAAGCAAAATTAAATGAGTTATTTCCTTACAGAAAGGCGAAGTGTTTAGAACAAGCTGAGTATGATTGGTTAAAAGAATGGTTTGACAAAAAGTCGGAAGCCATAAAGCCAAGTGAACAAAAAACAATACTTGCAATTCATTCAAGAGTGTTTGGAGTACGTAACGAACCAACTTCATGCGGAAGCTGTATTTTAGAAAGAGTAAACCAATTAAAACAAGTTTATAACACATACGAAGATGCCAATTCCTAAACCAACAGCAGAAGAAACAAAGTCAGAGTTCATTCAAAGATGTATGACCGATGACAAAATGGTAAGTGAGTTTGAAAACACGGACCAAAGATTAGCAGTTTGTTCAACAAGTTATGAAGATAACCTATCCAAAAACACGAACGAAAATTGAGCCTAACCTTAACCAGCGATTACTATATTGTATTTATGAATCCAAGTAAACATAAACAAGACTGGAACGCTTTAAGATTAATAATGAAAGTAGCAGAAATAAACTACTGTGTGTTCATAGATACGAAAATAGATTTTATGGAAATACACGCAGTAACAAAAGACGAATTTAACACGTATCAATACAATTCTAATTAAATGAAGTTAGTAAAAATAAGTGAGGTTAAACCTAACCCAAAGAACCCAAGAATAATAAAAGACGGAAAATTCCAAAAGTTAGTAACTTCAATAAAGGAGTTTCCTGATATGCTAAATAAACGCCCTCTAATCGTTTTTACTGACGTAGATAACAAATACGTTGTCTTAGGTGGAAATATGCGTTTAAAAGCGTGTAAAGAGATAGGATTGAAAGAAATACCGATTATAATAGCAGACGAATGGACGGAAGAACAAAAAAACGAATTCTTAATAAAAGATAACGTAGGTTTTGGAGAATGGGATTGGGATCAATTAGCAAATGAATGGGACGTTGAAAAGTTAGACGATTGGGGGTTGGATATTCCTAACTTTAACAATGTAGATTATTCAGAAAAAAACGAAGAAATTGATATTGATAGTTTAGACGAAACAATGACTATTAAATTAAACTTTACTGAAACAGAATACTGGACTGTTAAACAACAATTATCTGAAATAGCATCAACACCTGAACAAGCAATCTGGAAATTATTAGGTAATGAGTAAGCACAGATTTAATTATAAGTGGTACTTAAAAGACGGATACCCGCAAAAAAACGGATTAAAAGTATTTGGAACTTTTATTTGTGGTGGTGGTTCGACAATGGGTTATAAGTTAGCAGGGTTTGAACATTTAGGAGGTGTTGAAATAGACCCTCAAGTTGCTGATGTATATAAAACAAACCACGATCCAAAATATTTATTTGTTGAGGATATTAGAGAATTTGCAAATAGAACTGAATTTCCTGAAGATTTATACAATCTTGATATTTTAGATGGTTCACCACCTTGTTCAAGTTTTTCAATGGCAGGCAACAGGGAAAAAGACTGGGGAAAAGAAAAGGTATTTCGTGAGGGACAAGCAAAGCAAAGATTAGACGACTTATTTTTTGATTATATAAAACTTGCAAAGAAATTACAGCCGAAAGTTGTTATTGCTGAAAACGTCAAAGGAATGTTACAAGGCAATGCAAAGACTTATGTAAAACGAGTAAAAGACGAATTTGAAAAGGCAGGATATAAAGTTCAATTATTTTTACTTAATGCTGCAAGTATGGGCGTACCTCAAAAACGTGAACGTGTATTTTTTATTTGTCAAAGAAATGATTTAAATTTTCCTAAATTAGAATTAAAGTTTAATGAAGATGCAATACCTTTTGGTAAAGTAAGAACTGAAAAAGGAAACACAAAAGCATTAACTGAACGTCAAATTAGAACTTTAAGTTATTTAACAACTGAAAAAACACTTGAGCAAATTGAAATTAAACATTTTGGTAAAGGTTCGGGATTTACAGATAATGTAGTTCATGATACAGATATTGCACCTACAATTACAAGTGGAGGCAAGCAATTTAGAGCAATAGATAAAAGTTGGTTTTCAGATTACGATTTTCAAGTTTGTGGAACATATCCAATTGATTACAACTTTAAAAAAATAGAACCAAAGTATTTAATAGGTATGTCAGTTCCCCCTGTAATGACTGCACAGGTAGCAACTGAAATATATAATCAATGGTTCAAATAAACAGCACAAAAACAGCAGAAAAATGGGTGCAAAAGATATACAGAAACACGAATTCAAAAAAGGCGAAAGCGGAAACCCTAACGGAAGACCTAAAGGCGCAAAGAATAGAAGCACAATAGCTAAGTATTGGTTAGAAGTTAATCAAAAGTTAAAGAACCCTTTAACTAACCAAGAAGAAACAATGAGCCAAGAAGATTTGATGACTTTGGCGCTTATCAAAAAAGCACGTGAGGGAGATGTTGCTGCTTACAAAGCATTAATGGATAGCGGTTACGGTGCTCCATTACAACAGATAGAACAAACCATTTTAGAACAACCATTATTTCCTGATGTTTCAGAGAACGACAGCAACAAATAAGGTATTGGCTTTAAAAAGACGAACTAAAATAATTCAGGGTGGTTCGTCGGCTTCGAAAACGTATTCTATTTTAGCAGTACTCATAGATAAAGCAACAAGAATAGCAGGACTTGAAATAAGCGTAGTTGCTGAGTCAATACCACACCTAAGAAGAGGAGCATTAAAAGACTTTCTTAAAATACTTAAATGGACTAATCGCTTTAACGATGAACAGTTTAACAAATCTTTATTAACTTACAACTTTAAAAATGGGAGTGTTTTTGAATTTTTTAGTGCGGATGATAGCTCTAAGTTACGTGGTGCTCGGCGTGACATTCTTTATATTAACGAATGCAATAATGTTACCTTTGAGTCTTATAATGAACTTTCTATACGGACTAAAAAAGAAGTATTTTTAGATTTTAATCCAGCAAATGAGTTTTGGGTACATACGGAACTAAAAGACGAACCCGACGCAGACTTTATAATCTTAACCTACAAGGATAACGAAGCCTTAGATAACTCAATAGTCGAACAAATAGAAAAGAATCACGAGAAAGCCTCTACAAGCACTTATTGGGCTAATTGGTGGCGTGTTTACGGCTTAGGTGAAATAGGAATGCTTGAGGGCGTTATATTTAGCAACTGGAAACAGATTGATAGTATTCCAAGTGATGCGAGATTGATAGGAATTGGTTTAGACTTTGGATATACAAACGACCCTACCGCAGCAGTTGAAGTTTATACATGGAATGGTAAGCGAATACTTAATGAACTTGTATATCGTACAGGAATGATAAACAGCGACATAGCTAAAATACTTCCTGACAGTTGTCCGATATATGCGGATAGCTCAGAACCTAAGTCAATAGAAGAAATAAGAAGATACGGAAAGACGATTAAAGGAGTAACAAAAGGCAAAGACTCAATAAACTTCGGTATTCAAATAATGCAAAGCCAAGAGTATTTGGTAACCTCAAACAGCGTTAATCTAATTAAAGAACTACGTGGATACATTTGGGACACTGATAAAACTGGCGTTCGTTTAAATAAACCTATTGACTTCAATAACCATAGTATTGACGCAATCCGTTATCACGAAATGGAAGTTTTAGGGGTAAACCCTCATTATGGTCAGTATTTTATTCATTAATTTACACAAATGACAGACGACCTACCGATGATGGTGCGCATAGTTGAGAAATATATCCAAGAAAAGAAAGGTATAAGGGTTAAAATAGTGTTTGATGACCCTATGAAAATACGAATACACACAAAAATGTTAGCGAAAGCGTTTGATATTGCCTTAGCTTACTACAATTACCAAATTTAAAGTTAAATAATTATGACAACGGAAATAGTAATTCCTACAAGTTTAAGTGAGATGCCATTAATGAACTATCAAAAGTTTATAAAACTTGTTGAGGGTTCAAACGATGAAGAACTAATAGCACAAAAGTCTATTGAGATTTTCTGCGGTTTAAATATGAAAGACGTATTAAAGATTAAATGGAGTGATGTTGTTGGGTTAGCGAATCATTTTAACGAACTATTCCAGCAAAAGACGGAGTTCAAAACAACGTTTAAAATACAAGGTATGGAGTTTGGGTTTATACCTAACTTAGAAGAAATGAGCTTCGGTGAGTACGTAGACTTAGACCATAATATAGGCAAGGTTGAAACATTCCACAAAGCAATGGCAGTTTTATACAGACCGATAACCAAAAAGACGAAAGATACTTACGAAATAATGGGTTATTCAGGAACGGATGAATTTGCCGAACTAATGAAATACGCACCTTTAGATATTGCAATGGCTGCTTCGGTTTTTTTTTATCGTTTAGGAAACGACTTAGTTCAAGCTACGCTTACCTCTTTGGAACAGGAGATGATGAAGAACAAGGAGCTACAAACGACTATTCAGAACGGGCTCAGTTCAACAAGCAATGGGGATGGTATAATTCAATCTATGCACTCGCTAAAGGAGATGTTACAAAGTTTGATGAAGTTACCAAATTGGGAATACGGAAGTGCCTTACCTACCTTACTTACGAAAGACAAA